TTGACAACTACGCCGTACTGCAACTCCTGACCCCCAGCGAGATTGCAGTCGGCCAGTCAATTACGGTCGCAGGCGTTGACGCCACATTCAACGGCACCTACACGGTGCGCGCATTGCCACAATATTTGTATATTGGCGTTGACAGCCAGGGCGACTTGCTGTACGACTACCAGTTGCCAATTGCCGATCAGGTGCTTTACGCCAAGACCGCAAGCGATGTCGAGCGTGTCGCCGCTTCTGGCACCGTTTCGTATGACCCCGTTTGCACTTGGGTGACGGCCGCGCAAGTCATGTCTTACCTTGGCATCACTATTACAAACCCGTCTGACGATTACACCTTGCTCACGCAATCGGTGTCGGCTGGCAACCAGTTCTGTTATCGCAGGCGTCAGGAATCGGGCTATATCGACTCCCTAACGACCTCACCAGGCGGTGACGCAACATTAGGCACCCTAATGTATTGCGCCGCTCTGTGGCGCTCTAGGGGCTCAATAGAGGCAACCTACGCCACGTTTGACGGTATGGGTTCTGCACCACAGCAAAGCCTGACCCCGATCGTCAAGCAGCTCTTAGGTATTCCCCGTCCAGCGGTTGCCTAATGTCGTACACCGACCTGTTTAACGAAGCGATTGATGATGTCACCGCAACGCTGACCGCGGTGACTGGACTCCGTGTTGTAAACGATGCAACCAAACTTGTCAGCAACTCGGTTTATTTGGATGCGCCAAACTTCACGACCATCGCAGGCAACGGCAACGTGGTGCGCCTCGAGTTTCCTGTCAAAGTGATCGGCTCGGGCCCAGCAGGTTTGCCGGTATTGAGACAGATTCTTAGCATTGTGGCAAGCGTGCTCGGCTCCAAGATCATCGTGATGGGTGGTCGTCCGTCAAGCCTTGAGATTGGTGGCGCGTTGTATCCGTGCTATGACCTTGATTGCGCTATCCAAGCCCAGACTTCGTAATCCACAACTAAGCAACACAAATCATCTATTATCAGAACATAACCTAAGGAGCATTTATGGCCAGTAGCACTTACCTCTCGAACCCAGTCCTAACGATTAACGCCGTTGATCTGACCGACATGTGCAGCGCAGCGACATTGACCTATTTGGTTGAAGCGCTTGAAGACACCGCGTTTGGAACGAATGCACGCAGTTACACCGCAGGTCTCAGGAACAACGAAGTGACCTTGACGATGTACGCATCGTTCGCAGCGACCGAAACCTACGCAACCTTGTTCCCATTGGTTGGCACAAGAACCGACATCACATTGACCCCAACGTCAGGTGCAGAATCAGCAACTAACCCAAAGTTTATTTTGACTGGTTGTTACCTTGAGTCGTTGCCAGTTATTAACGCATCCCTTGGCGAGTTGTCAACCTATGACCTCACGTTCATGGGTGGCGCGCTAACGCTTGACACCACCGCACCATAATTAACGGCTCCAAGCCGACATAGGAGAAACAATGAAAATCAAGTTGCAGTTAAAGCGCACGCCCGACAGCGCGCCAGAGTATTACTACACAAACCTGTTTGTGGTGACCGAGTGGGAGAGGCTAGAGCGTCGCAACATTCAACAGCTCTCCGCAAACCCGTTGTACTCGGATTACGCCTGTTGGATGCACACAATCCTAAAAATCAAAGGCGAACAAGTTGGCGACAACTGGCGCGAATGGCTTAGCAAAAACCCTGACATCGACATTCTGCCGGTACTGGACGAGACAGACCCAAACCCTACGGACGCGGCACCTACCGCCGCCAACTAGCAGAGGTATTGGTCGCGGTCGGTTGGTGGCCTAGCGACATTGCGTTTGACTCACGAGACTTAGCAACCGTCATTAAAGTGCTTAACGAGGCAAACAAAAAACGGAGATAACGTGGCGGAAGTATCGGCAAAGATTGAAGTAGTCGGGCTAAAAGATGCCTTAAAGACGCTCAACAAGATTGATAAATCTTTGCGCCGTGAAATCACCAAGGACTACAAGAAGATTGTCCAGCCTGTAATTGACGACGCCAACAAGCTTGTGCCGTCTGGTGTCCCGTTGTCTGGTATGGCACGCAACTGGCAAACCCGATCAGGGTTCCAGATACTGCCGTGGATACCTGGCATGAAACAAAAGATCGCTGCCAAAATTAACACTCGAGCAATCAAGGAATACAGCGGAAACAAAACCAATGTCGGGACGTTTGCCATTCAATGGAAAGGCGCTACTGGCACAATGTTTGACACGTCCATGGTTGGGTCATTAGGCCGCGCGCTAACTGCACGCTATGGCCGTAGTTCGCGAGTAATGTGGGAAGCATACGAGCAACGCCAAAACGATGTCATGTCCGAGATGGAGCAATTGGTCAAGGGCGTTATGGATGAAGCAAACAGAGAGACCGCATAATGGCAATTAATATCCCGATCATTTCAGAGTTTGATGGCAAGGGCATTAATAAGGCTATTAAGCAGTTTAAGCAACTGGAAACAACATCGGAAAAAGCCCAGTTTGCAATTAAGAAGGCTGCGGTGCCGGCAGCTGCGGCGCTTGGCGGTTTGGCTTTGGCGCTTGGTGATGCAACCAAGGCCGCAATGGAAGACCAACAGGAGCAGGCCGCGTTAGCGCTTACTTTGCAAAATGTGACTGGTGCAGGCGCTGCACAAACCGCACAAATTGAAGATCAAATTAGCGCAATGTCTCGAGCGTCTGGCATTGCTGACACCGAATATCGCAAGAGCCTTGAAGCTTTAGTGCGCGGTACAAAAGATGTTGACCTTGCCATGAAAGACATGAACCTTGTCATGGACATCAGTACAGCGCTGCAAACCGATTCCAGCACGGTTGCAGACGCGCTTGCCAAGGCTTACCAAGGCAACTTTAAGGCGCTGCGATCATTAAGCCCAGAAATGGCAACAATGATTAAAGAAGGCGCAAGCCTTAACGAAATTATGGACGTGCTCGGCGGAACCTTTGGTGGTGCTACTGCCAAGAGTGCCGAAACCGCTGCAGGCAAAATGAAGATTTTGACCAACTCGCTTGGCGAAACCAAAGAATCAATAGGTGCAGCATTGCTGCCTGTGCTTGAAGCCGTGCTACCTGTGCTTAACAAGTTCGCTGCATGGGCTCAAGACAACCCCAAAGCATTCTTGGCTATCGCAGCTGCTATCGGCGTAGTTGCTGCCGCAATAGTCGTTACCAACATCGCTATGGCGCTTAACCCGTTCAGCCTTATTGCCGCAGGCGTCGCGTTGCTTGTCTTGGCGCTAGTGACCGCATACAAAAAGTTTGAGTGGTTCCGTGACGGAATAAACGCAATTGTTAACACCGTAATCGGGTTCTTTGCCGGCATGGTCAACGCCGCAATTGGAGCGGTCAACGCAATTATTAGCGCATATAACTCAATCCCATTGTTGCCTGATTTGCCAAAAGCGCCAACCGTTCCCGTGCCACAACTAGGCAAAACATCCAACACACCTGCACCTGGACGTATGAGCATTCCTCGACTGGCCGAAGGCGGCATCGTGTCGTCACCTACCTTGGCGCTAATCGGTGAGGCAGGGCCAGAAGCCGTAGTGCCATTAGATCGCATGGGCACAGGCGGCGGCGTGACTATCAACGTAACTGGCGGTCTTGCCACAAGCGCCGAAATCGGTGAATCTGTTGTTAACGCGTTGCGCGCCTACTCACGGAGTGCAGGGCCGTTGGCTCTGAACATCGCCTAATGCCCGGCACAGCGGTTGTCAATTCAGGTAATTATGACCTGCAAATAGACACAGGCTTTATTGTCAACGCATTTACGCTTGACAACGTGACGTCAGGTGTTCTTGATAACACATTCTTTGTGCTTGACGGCAACACCGAATATGCCGACGTCATGGCAGATTGCACGCAAGTAAATGTCAGACGCGGTCGTCGAGATTCTGGCGATCAGTTCAGCGCAGGCACAATGACATTTACTATTCGCGACGTGGACGGAATTTTTAATCCGTTTGATGACCAAAGCCCATATTACGACACACCGCAATCTAAGCCAGGTCTTGCACCTATGCGCAAAGTGCAGCTCATCCGCTACGACCAAACAGACACACCTGAATACATCTTTTCTGGTTTCGTTGTCAATTTTGACTACAACTTTGCGTTGGGTGGTTTAGACAGCGTGACCGTGTATTGCGCTGACCAGTTCTACCTACTGGCACAAACCTACATGAACGAACTAAACGTGGTTGCCGAAACATCAGGCGAACGCATAGAAACTGTGCTTGATCTTCCAGAAGTTGATTTCCCTGCCCTGCAACGAGACATTGCAACAGGCACAGTAAATCTTGGCCATGATTCTTCGTACACAGTTCCTGCCGGCACGAACGTGTTGAAGTACATCACGCAAATTAACGAAACAGCAGAGTTTGGGCGTGTGTTTATGTCAAGGAATGGCACGCTCACATTTCAGGAACGCATTGGAACGACCCTTAGCGCGTCCGTAGCGAACTTTAACGATGATGGTACAAATATCAAATATGACGGTTTGGGCATTTCTTTTGAGGCAAACGAGGTAATTAACAGGTCTGTGGTTACAGGCTTGGACGGCAAAACCGCAACAGCGACCAACGCAGGTTCTATAGCGGAATACTTTATTCAGACCAGCAGCATCCTTAACAGCTTGCTTCACGAGCAAACCGCCATAGACACCGCTGCCAGTTACCTGCTAAACCCACAGCCTGAACCACGGTTCACATCCGTTGAAACCAAGTTCCTGATGCTGACCGACGCCCAAAAGGACACGTTGGCAACCGTTGAAATTGGTGACACGATCGCAATAGAAAAGACATTTGCAAGCGGTGCCGGCACGACCCAGTTAGCGCAAGATTTAAGCGTAGAAGGCATTGAGCATCATTTGGACTTCGCCACAGGCCACCGTGTGCTGTACTCGACTTCCCCGACCGTCATCGTTTATGAGCTGATCTTGGACAACCTGACGTATGGCACACTTGACCAGTTCAATGTTTTAGGATAGGAGACACTATGGCTAACCCATTCCCTTTTGTAGCAGGCGATGTCCTGACCGCAGCCGAGTTGAACGGCATCGGCGAAACAACCTCATTCACACCTACTTGGACGGGTCTGACAGTCGGTAACGGGACACTTAACTACGCAACCTATGTTCGTGTACAAAACTTTATTATGGTGCAGGTTAGTTTCACCTTTGGTTCAACTAGCGCTGTCACAGGAAACATTTTTATTACTAATCCCGTTGCAGCAGCCAACGGTACGCAAGGTCCTTGCGGAACATCAATTTTTGAGGATGTAAGCGCAGCCGTTTCTTATACGGGAGTTGTTGGTATGAACATAGGATTTTTGCAATCATTCCCACAAAACGTTGCTGGAACTTATAGTACTTTTACAACTGCCTCAGCAACCGTACCGTTCACCTGGACAACTGGAGATAAACTCTATTTTCAAGCCTTTTACAGGGTGGCATAATGAAAACACAAGAACAATACGCCGAACAATGCCGAACAGAAAACCCTGAAATGATTGCAACCGAAAACGGCGTCACGCGCAAACTCGGCAAAAAAGAATACGACGCAGCAGTTGAGGCTTGGGCATTGATGCGCTGGTATCAAGACAACCCAGATCAACAGCCAATACAAACACCGCTCATCTAATGCGATGGCGGTACCTCATCGGCTACGTCGCACTTGTTGCGGTCGTCTTGTGGGGTTGCGCTGGCTGTGGCTATGACGGCTCATATCGCTACCCATGCCAAGACCCAGCCAACTGGCAAAAGCCTGAATGCGAACCACCACTTTGCAACCCATCTGGAACGTGCACAAGGGATTTAATCTATGAGAGCACGCCTTAAACCCGAGGAGCTTCACGCTCGACTAATTGTTGTTGTCGGCATCATCCTTGCCAGCGTGTTTGCCATCACCGTGCTCGGATTTGTTTATGCGCTCATGTTTGTAACCCAGCCAATCGGCCATCAAAGTCCTAACGACTCCGCATTCATAGACCTGTTATCAACCTTGACCGTATTTATGACCGGCACGTTGTCAGGCTTAGTGGCCTCAAACGGGCTAAAGTCAAAAACAAAAGAAGGAGCCAAAGATGTTGAAGCCTAAAGACAAAGCCCTACTCGCCTCATACGGTCGCTCAATGCTCGCCGCCGTTGTCGCGCTCGCAGTAACAGGCAACACCGACCCATCAGCACTATTAGCAGCTGCAATCGGCGCGGTCTGCCCAACAGCTTTGCGATACTTCAACCCTAAAGACATGAAGTTTGGTCGTGGCAGTAGCCAAGGCTAAGGCTGGCGTGCCAAACGCACGCGACTACATAGGCAACGCAGACGGTGCATCACCAGCACCACGTGCCGGCATGAACGAATGGATTAAACAAGCGATCGCCGCATCGAATGGCGCGCTATGGAACAACGGGTCATGGGGTCAACGTGACATGCGCGGTAAGCCAGGCTCATTGTCGGTTCACGCAACTGGGCGCGCTGTGGATTTGTCGTATCGCAAATCAGAAAAGAACCCAAAAGCAGGACGCAAAGAAGCGCTGATCTTTATTGACAAACTGGTTGCTAACGCAAACGATCTTGGTCTGCAATGTATTTTGGATTACTTTCCAAAAGAGCACGGTCGCGCGTGGCGTTGCGATCGTCAAGCATGGCTCAAATATGACAAGCCAACAATCCACGGTGCACCAGGTGGCGACTGGTTTCACATCGAGATAACCCCACAGGCCGCCGACTCGGTCATCTGGGTAAAAGCCGCATTCTTAAAGGTGTTCGGGGAAATCCCACCCAAGGCTTGATCTATGTTCTAAGGTCGGAGCACCGACAAAAGGACAGGCAATGACTGACCCACAGATAGTTGATTACAGCGTCTATACGGGAGTGATGGACAACGGCCAAGAAATCTTGGTGCAGATATTTTCTAGCCCAGAGTCGGGCAAGTTCCTAATGGGACAAATCGCATTCAGAACGGCCGCATCCAGTTGGGGCGTGCCCATACCTTTGGAGAAACGATGAACTACTTTGCAGAAAAAATCATTGGGTTAGTGCTTTGTACGGTCTTCGGTTTTACGGTCGCTGTAGGGGCTCCTGACGCGTCTGGTAGCCCGTCTGGGACTATCGCGCTGGCACCGTTTGACGTCCAGCCATACCTGATTGAGCCAACCACGACGACCAGCTCAACGATCTACATTGACCCTTACTCGTCGGCGTGTGAGCAGTTCAGCGCGCTTGCCATCAACCTTGGCTGGCCTGCAGATCAGCGCACCGTGCTCGAATCTGTGATGTTTAGGGAATCGCGTTGCATCCCGAACGCTTACAACAGCAAAGACCCAAGCGGTGGGTCGCGCGGTCTTATGCAAATCAACGGATTTTGGACACCATGGCTTACTGATGCCGGCATTATCACCGAGGCAGAAAACCTGTTACAGGCTGATGTTAATTTGCGCGCAGCGTTAGCGATTTACAACTACGGCGTTGACAAACACGGTTACGGCTGGGGGCCATGGAGTGCAACCAAATGAGTGAAGGCTGTGCATGGAATCAAGGCGAACTTACTGAAGAAACCCGACAAATGGTATTGGAGCAAGCAATGACAACAAGACACGAAATGGCAATCTTTGATTTGATCAACCAGATTGCTGACACAAGCACAAACCCACATGCAAGCATTATTCGCCGTTTGCGCGCAATGAAAAACGCGCTGTCATTAGAAGACCCGATGCCATTGCATGATGTGACTACACTTGATTTAGCAATTAAAGCACTACAAGCACATTCCTGACCGACAAGGGAGATTCCGACAATGAAAACCTGCACGATCTGCAAAGAAACCATTGCCTACCCAGACATTCAAGGCAAAACACATTTCGTATGTGACGGCCGTGTGCCGGCGAGAAAACAAGCGCCATTCATACAGGGCATGTTGGCGTCACAGTCGTCTGCCGATGCGCGCTGGACACGACCACAACAAAACGAAGTTGACGCTGCGATCTTGCACGTTGCGCGCACTAAAGGCTTCTTCACATCTGACGACATTTGGAAACACCTAGGCGACCAGTTCCCAGTTACCAAAGGCATTGCTGGACGTCTCAATGCAGCTGCGCGTCGTGGCATTATTCGCAACACAGGCGAACTGGCATATGCACAGCGCGGTGGCGCGCACGACCATGCACAACGCCTATCTGTGTGGGCAGGCATCTGATGGGCTTTGACCTAAGCAACTACGAGACAGTCGAGCAACGCCTCGTCCGCTGGTGGGCTGCATACCCGAACGGGCGCGTTTATACCTGCATGATGAACTACACAGGCGATGCTTGCGTGTTCTATTGCGAACTGTACGCAGACAAGGACGACAAAGTGCCAGTCGCTACGGGCTACGCAGAAGAAATTAAAAGCGACCGCGGCGTTAACGCCACGTCGTTTGTAGAAAATTGCGAAACAAGCGCGATTGGGCGCGCTATTGCCAACTGCCCGTTACAGGCTCCTGGAAGTGGCCCTAGGCCGTCGCGCAATGAGATGCAAAAGGTTGAGCGCCTAAGTACACCAACCGATACAAGGCAGAATCCTGTGCACATACCCTCTGGTGCATTTGCCACGCCTAAGCAGATCGGTTACATCAAAAAACTGGCCAAGGACAAGGGCATGGACGATCTTGCCCTGTTGGAGATGATTCAACTGAACTTGGACGATGACAGCGCGGTTCTTGAGCTGTTGAAATCACACGAAGCAAGCAAAATTATTGAGAGGCTGAAATGACATTAGAAGAAATGATTAGCGCGATTGAACGACTGCAGGCTCTTTACTTGCAGTTGTTACCTGAACAAGGACAAGCCATAGACAAGACTCGATACGCAATCACGCACTTGGCAGACAAGATTTGGACGGAAACGATCTAGTGAAGTTAGACGCCAAGATCAGCGAGGCCGACTTTAAGGACATGGTGATTAGCGTTGCTAAGCGTTACGGCTGGCTTGTGCATCATGATCTGCCGGCACAGAACAGTCGTGGACGCTGGATGACCAACGTGCAAGGCGATGCAGGATTCCCTGATCTGTTCATGGTGCACCCATTCCAAGGCGGTCGGCCATTGGTCATTGAGTTAAAAGCAGAGAAGGGCAAGTTGACGCCTGGACAAAAGATTTGGTTAAACGCGTGTGAGATGGCTGGATGCCATGCAGCGGTCTGGAAGCCCAGCGACATGGAGTACATTCTCTACACCTTAAGTAATCCCAGACAGTAACAATCGGCTAGTAGCACGACCTACACCGTCGCAAGGTGATCGGGTAACACACGGAAAGCGTGGGTAGATCGGCGCGTCCCGAATCATGCAACACGAAATGAAACGGGCAAAGCGTCGAGGCGAGCCGTAAACATAATCGGCTTAATGAGTGCAAAGGGAACCAGGATGGGCAATCTGGTGGGTGGAGCATTCACACATCTATTGACCTGCAGATGACATACAGTTAACAAACAAAGAAAGCACAGACATGAACCCGACAACAAACATGACAAACAACTACCGAGGACAAGGCGCGCAAGCGCCGCGTCAGCGCAAGCAAAGCGCGCGAGCATGACACGAAAACTGACAGAACACGACACCACGATCTACAAGCAAGCACGTGCAGAACTATTGCGCGACTCACCTATCTGCCATTGGTGCAAAAAAAACACAGCAACAGAGTTAGATCACTTAGTCGAATCAGACAAAGGCGGAACGATTGAGGATGGATATGTTGCAGCATGTAAGCCATGCAACTCTGCGCGCGGAGCAACATACCGAAACAAAAAACTTGCAAACGCAAAGCAAAACAGGGAAAAAGCAATAAACGATTTTTTATACAGCAATCAGATGCCCCCGAGCCCCA